ATCATCGATGAATTGTTGGAGGTTTTTGATACGCCCATCCTTCAAACGAATGCCTCCAAGAACTTGGCGATATTTTTCAAACGATACATTTTCTTCATTTTTATACTGACTCCCGCGCGTATAATCCCCCCATAATAGACGCCATAATTGGTCAAATGTAAGACGCATCAAATTCGCCTTTTCCGTCATTGTCATTTCGTCGATGATGCGCTGGATATAGTCTTCATCATTGAGAGAATACTTGCCGCGAATAAAGTCCACGAACCCGAACGAATCACGCCGGCGTATCATTAGAAATTCTGGGCCAGTTTCACCACACCGAAACGCAATAACGCCGATGCTTGTAATCGGTGCGCGGCAATTATTGTATACGTGATTATTACGATTACAGTTGTTACAAAAGTATTTGTTTCGTTCACCGTTGCTAGTGGTGCCACCATTCACTCCATTACCACGCAACGCACACGATTGCGAATGCGAATGCGAATGCGAATGCGAATGCGAATGCGAATGCGAATGCGAATGCGAATGCGAATGCTTGTTCTGTCGCATTTGACTAATCTCAAGATAAGACATTGCTGATTTAGGATTGTTTACTTTTTCATCGTTTTCTGATTCCATTCTCCGCGCGTTGCGTAGCGTTGCGTAGCGTTGCGTTTCACCAGGTATTAACGTTATTCTCTCGTTGTTTTTATGTCGTTTGATTATAAGCGACGCGACGTGACGCGAGGAGATGCTTAAACTCGATGCCACTGTTTGGGGGCCACATTATTGGTTCGTATTGATGACCGCCGCCGTGAATTATCCCGACCACGTGAACGATGTCACGCGTAAAAAATACTACGACTTCATCCAGAACTTTCCAATGCTAATACCTGACCCCGAAATGTCGTCGGAGTTTGCGCGGATGCTGGATAAATACCCGGTGACGCCTTATTTAGATAGCCGCGATTCGTTTATTAAGTGGGTTCATTTCATCCATAATCGGTATAATGTGCTCCTGATGAAGGACGAGATGTCGCTACACGACGCTCTCGAGAGATATTATTTACATTATCGACCGCGGTCCGTCCAAATCTTGGAAGAACTGAAATACCGGGAGAAGATCGTGTATTTACTGGTTGTTGCGGGGTTGGGGTATGCGGCGTATTATTACCATAATCGGTGACGGTGAAGACGATTATGCCGTTGTCTGGCAAGCGGACCATAATCGGTGACGGTGAAGACGATTATGCCGTTGTCTGGCAAGCGGACCATAATCGGTGACGGTGAAGACGATTATGCCGTTGTCTGGCAAGCGGACCATAATCGGTGAAGACATATCATAATAATAATAATATCACTACTATTATAATAGGTAAAATGACGCGTATAACACGTAATAAAAATAAGTATTTTAGAAAGAAATCCTTATTACGACGCAGAAATACGCGTAAAAAATACAATAAAAGAACCAGTCGTAAAAAGGGTGGTGGTTCAGGATGTTCAAGGATGAAACCATATACACCGATAAAATTAAAAAAATGGGACGGCGCGCATTTTGATTCAAAATACTGGTCAACATACCAAATGGAAAATAAATTGCGTGGTAGGACAATTGATACCTCTTGGGGAGAACACTTATTTAAATTACTAGGTAAATTTTTTGATATTACGGAGTCAGATTCACAAAGATACAAAATTAATAAAACAGACAAAGAATTATACTTAGAATTTTATAATGATAAAAAGGGTTGGTTGGCAAAACAGTGGTATATCTATTCAGGTGGACCTGAGGATATGTTACAGCCAGTAGAGTCACCTGAAGATAAACGAATAAATAGTGACCATGTTGATTTTTTTGCGTGGCTAACACAAACCCCCACATTGACCGGTGAACCCGCAGATTATGTAAATTTGTTTATTCGAAAAAATGCTCCAGACCCTTGTGAATACGAAACAAGTTCAACTGATGTATGATGATATTGTTCTCATTGGTAGAATAAACTCTCTACATCCTGGCAAAAATAATCGTATCTAAATATAATATCATATTGTTCGTCAATAAAATATTATATATGGTAAAAGCCGAGTATATCGTATTTCTTGTCGCAGCATTCCTTATTGTAAACACATACTATGATGGTAAATTGACGAAACTATTCCAGACGAATCAAAAGTGGATGAAGATGGCAATGTTTGCGTTCGTCGGTCTCTCGCTCTTCTTGTTTTTGCGCCGTAATCCGGATAACTCTAGGCAGTTGATGTTTCACGCCAACGATATCATTAAGTATATGCCGATAAGCAAAGGAACGGCGGATATGATAACACCGTTTTTTGATATGACGGGGGTTCCGCCCCCCCACGACGGCGGTCAAACGAGCGGTGCGAGTGGCAGTGCGATGGGCCGCGCTATGAGTAGCGCGATGGGAACAACTCCGTCGTTGGGGGGCGGAACCCCCGGCGGAACCCCGGGCGCCAGTGAGCGCCGCATATTGAACTCCGGCAAGAATTCTAGCAAGCGCAGTGTCAGTGAAACCAAGAAGAAGTATGTTGCGGCACAGCAGGGGTGGAAATGCGGTGACTGTCAACGTCAATTGCCCGCGTGGTTTGAAGTAGACCATGTCATTGCTTTAGAACACGGCGGGTCCAACCACGTGGATAATTTAGTCGCTTTGTGTCGGGATTGCCACGGAAAAAAGACGGCGATGTCGTTCCTCTAGAAACGCGATGACCGCAATGTAGACACAAATCCATCAAATATACGAAGCGACAAAGCGTAGCGGAGTCGCGGAGTCGCGATGCGAAACGCGATGCGAAACGCGATGCGAAACGCGATATATAATATCTTATAATTATAACTGGGTATAACTGGGTGTCGTTATCATTATAATATTACAAAAAATATGAATCCAGCGTCGGCACCAGCGAGTCCGACTGCACCAATAGAACGCTCATTACATATAAAAAAATTATTGAACTACCTACCTATCATCATATTGGTAGTTATTTTGCTAATAGGGTTCATATCGTGGGACCTTATGGAAAATAATTGGGCGGTGTTTACAACACTACTCATCGTATGTTTATTTGCCGGCTTCGTCAATTTTCTGAACCCATTCCGTTTCCTTGAAGCAAAAGAGAATAAAACATTACTGATTCCACAAGGAGTGTCAGGAATGACAATGAATGTATGGAACTGGGTTTTTACGAGTCTCGCGATTATTCTCGGCGTTATTTTAGGTTTCACTAGTTTGGCCGCTTATCGCGAAAATGATGCTGACCCATCAAAAGCATTAATGGGAATTGGTGGAACTATACTCATTCTTATGTTGTTACCAATTGTCGCAGCATTTGTAAAAGGTTTCGTCAATGGCGAACGGTTTCCACGTCTATATAACTGGTTCAATGACAATTTTACAAAAACGCGTATTATTGTGGGAATCATCGCTTGTATCGTAGTCGGTGTCCCGTTAGTAGTTCGTGGAAAACAAATTGAGGATAAAAAGAAGGATGATACAATCTCAAAAGAAGACAAAACACAGCTATCAAACGACCTCGCATTGAGTAGCGCAAATACATTGTTAAGCATCGGCCTCATTTTACAAATCGTTGGATTCGCGATTGTCGCATATTGGATATGGCAAAATAATAATCCTGCGAATTCAAATATCACACGTATTGGGTCTGGTATTTTAACGGTATTGCTATTGATTTTGGGGCCGATTCTCATTACAGGAAGTCAGAAAAATTCATACATATATTTCAATAAGGCAGAAACAGAACAGAGTTCATTTGAAAACAAACCACTTCTTGCCCACGGTATTATTTATCTTATTCTTGGACTCGTATTTGGTTTATTGTTATTAAGTTCATTTTCAATAAAACAGACTACCTTCTATAAAGGAGGGTTCGGTGTGTTAATTATCGCGTTTTTGGTATTCATTAGTGTATCCATCGGCTATGTTATTGATGAAACAGCTGAAAAAAATAAACCAGTCAAACGTAGTAGCCCATATTACGAACAGTTGAAAGCCGAAGTAACAAAAGACCTTAATAAAAATAAACTAGCGGGGGATGATGTTACAACCGATCAGATAGATGAAAAAATGCAAGAACGTTACAGGGCAAATATCAAAACTCCAAACCACGCCATAATGGGTGTATTTTACACCCTATCAATCGTTATTGTGGTATTTATTTTGATGTTCTACAATATCCGCTTGAAATTAGCCCATTGTAGTAAAATACCCGACTCATTTGGTTTATGGGATGCCGTTTCATATGTGTTTAGAACTCCAGATTGCGCAGCAGCAACCGGAACTAACTTGTCTAGTGTGAACGCGGCGTATCCCGAAAAGGTAAAGCAAGACAAAATGCTGTCAAGTGACTGGGACGCGATTTTATCCAATTACAGCAGCACACCCAAAAACTTCAGTCAAATGTTTGTCCGTTTCGCCAAATTGTTCTCACTCATCCCCTTTCTATCCGTGATTTTGATTATTATGTGGGTCTCTATTCTTTTTACAAATATTACAACATCGCCCAGAACAAGTGATTGGATTGCCAATACTTTCACAGGTGATATGTTCCCTCGTGTAAAAGAACTCATTGACACCTTTTTCATTGTTTTGATTGTTGGTCTCTTACTATGCGCCATTCTATTACTTCCAATTGTGAAAGAACTCAATGTTGGCGGGCTTGATTCCATCTTAAAGTTTGCCGAATCTATTCAGGTGTGGCAGTACCAGGCGCAGCCGAATGCTGCCGGCGGATGGAAAAAAGTTCTTGCAGCGGTTTTTGGATTCTGTGCGGTCGCCGCACTTGTATTATCGGGGTGGTGGACGTATCTCCTCCGCCCAAATAAACTGCCCGGAGAACCAAATATTCCCGATAATTGGGAATGGTATATCGCGTTTGCGGGTATTTTTGCGCTTTGTTCTATCCCGGCGTGGTATCACGGCATCCCCGATGGGGCGATGGGCGGTTCACCCACCGATCCGAATTTCGAGAAAGAGTCTATTGTGACACGCGGTATTCGTCTTCTGTTAACAACGATTTATTTGATTCCTTGGCTGATTGTAACAATATTCAAGGTTATTCTTTATGGTGTCGGGTCATTGACTGGTGTGGAATCCATCAAGGAAAAATTCAACGAAGAGTTAGATAAACTTGATTTTACGAAATGGACTTCTAAGACGGACCTTCGTATGTTCCCGTTGGATGACAAGCCAATTACTCCAGCAAGCGTAACATCCATAGCAGCAGTGGCACCAGCGGTGGCACCAGCGGTGGCACCTGCCGCTGGAACAGCACCCCCCGCGTCATCAGAACCCGTCGGCATCGACGAAACAAAAGTGAGCGCCATCGGTAAACTCATCAAGGTCATCCTACTCACAGTTTCGTTCGTTATTTTGATTCTCTCGGTCATTTATTATGTATACAAGATTGACGCAACCAATCGCGCGGGTGGCACAGACCAGGATGTCGCCAAGGGCGGGTTCGTCGCGCAGATGAACTCTCCCACCGCACACACCATTTACGTGATTATGGCCATCGTCGCCATTGCCGGGTTCGTCGCCCACCTCCGAGAGAAATTCAAGAGCGCAAATGCGGAGAAGTCTCCCGAAGACTACCTTTTCAATGATGTCAAACCCGAAGATGCGAATAGCCCGATGCGTCAACTCACCTTTGCTCTCACGCACATTATTTACATTGTCCTAATGATTATTGTCTGGGTATATGACCGCGATGTCGACGACAAGAACCGGATGTCGGTCACTGGAATGACCGTATTGGGTATCGCGATTCTTCTCTTTCATTACGGTTTGGAGTTTATGGATAATCGTCTGCCGAGAGAACCAGGTGCGGGCGCGGACGCGCAACCAAAGATGGCGCCATTGCGAAACCTCCTCTCCAATGTCCGATTCATTATGAATACCGTATTCTTCATCGTGTTATGTGCCCTCGCATATTACAAGCAACACGGTGTGATGGTCGCGCTCATAGTCTTTATGTTCCTCTTCCATCTCACGAAATCCATCCTCGGTCTTAAGTTATTGAAATTCCTGTGGGCGTGTATTCTCTATATTCCTTGTTTGTTCCTCGACTTCCTTCAAAGTTCACAATCCGCGGTGGGAGATACAACGCGCCCCATCTGGATTATCGTCGCGATTGAACTCCTGCTTATCGCCATTTTATACGGCGGACCTTATTTACTGAACTACATCGGAGCATCCGCGTCACAAATGGTGGGCGCACCAGTGCCGCTCAATCCACAATACGATACCAAGTTGACAACTCAGAGTCCGAAAGTATTCATTTTCCATAATACCGGAATGGACAGAACACCGGAAGACAAGGCTGCGAACTGCCCAGTTGAAGAGAAGAAACGGTATCACTACGCCATTTCAGGGTGGTTCCTTTTGAATAATTCGGTATCCACCAAGAACCAGGATTTAGAGATATTCAACTTCGGAGATACCCCCAAAATGACGTATAATCCATATAGCAACGAACTGAAGTTAACAAGCACAACTGTGAATATAACAACCGGTAATTCTGAAGTGACCGAAGTTTATAACTCACGTATACATTACAAAGCACTTACGGCGGCGGCGGCGATGGCTGGGTCAGCACAACGAAAGGCGAAATTCCAGATGCTGACGGAAGATGACGAAATCGACGCGGATATTCCTCTTCAGCGGTGGAATTATTTCGTCGTGAATTATGACGGCAAGACGATGGATCTCTTCTTGAATAATAAACTTATCAATCGTAGCGAGTTCATAATGCCAGATATTCAGTTGAAACCGATTACCGTCGGCACCGAAAATGGTCTCAACGGCAATATGTGTAACTTCGCATTTCATAAATACCCGCTTACAAAGGAACAAATTCGGTGGACGTATACGATGCTGAAAACACAGAATCCGCCAATGATTGGAACGAAGACGATAAAAGATGAACTGAAGGAGGCTGGAACGACTACGATGTATACGCGATAGCGGAGCCCGGTGGAGCGGAGCGGAGCCGGCGATAATTATATTCATAGTATGTATACAAAAATAATATATTACAATACTAACAAATGAACTCCAAACTCGTTCTCGCGGTCATTGTCATTCTTTTACTGTTGTATGTTATTTTTAAGGCGCTTACGACAACCTACACCAGTTTAGGAATGATGCAAAAATGGGGCAACGAAACTACATTGACTGGCTCAAACTTGCCGAATAGTTTTAAGGCGAATAGTGCGATTTCGATGTGGTTTTATATTAAAAACTGGATGTCGGACACGAAAATCATTCAGTTCTGGAAAGGTTCAGAAACTCTATTCCAGGTCCAATTCAAGAACGCACAGGAGAATACGATACAGATTTTCCCCAGGTCGAACCAGTCAGTAATCGCTGAGGTCTGCGAAGTCACCGAGTTCCCTCTTCAGAAGTGGGTAAATCTTATCATCAGTTTCAATGGTTCCGCAATGGACGTTTATGTCGACGGAAAATTGGTGAAATCATGCGTTGTAAACCAAGGTTCCAAATTAGCGAATACCGATAAGATAATTTTAGGCGACGAATCAAAGAAAGATAATGACGTTGGTTTTATCACCAATGTCAAACTGAAAGCGGCTCCCATCGCACCTCAAGAGGCGTGGGATATCTACTCGCAAGGATTTGGTGGAAGCCCCTGGAGCGACCTCCTCAACAAATACAAGGTGAAATTGAGTTTCATTGTGGATAATCAGGAGCAGGCGAGCGTCAGCACATAATCGCAGCAAAGAGCGACAGCGACAGCGAACAATATACGGCTCTCAAGGAGTATATTGTTTTTTTATTTGATATATATAATCATACCAAATTACAATTGATAAAAAATGAGCGACAGTGGTAGCGGAGGCGGAGGCGGTATTTTTAGTGGATTTTCAAAACCAACTGACGCAGGTCTTTCTTCTTCGGGACTGTCTGGAAGCAGTGGCGGTGGGTTCGGTTTACGCGAATTTATGGAATCCAACAGCCTCGTCGCAAAGTTCGCCTTTATTCTGATGGTATTTATTGTCTTGACTACTGCAATCAAACTCTCTATTATCGGACTCTCGTATTTGATGCTTCCATCGATGTCACCCTATGTCCTGGATGGAACCGCAAATACAGAAGACCTCGCAATCAATGTCTCACAGGACCCTGCTCAAAAGGATTCCGTATTTATCGCCAGGTCAATGAATGAGGATGGCGGTTTAGAATATACGTGGTCGGCGTGGTTTTATATCAACCAAGTCCCTATTGATTTGGGAAAATACTCTAGAATCTTTAGCAAGGGCGGTGAAGGAACCAAATCGTCTCAAGATGGTATTTACTATCCCAATAACGCACCAGGTATGTATATCCGATTTTCTGATGATGTAACTGCGACCAACCCTGATAGAACAGATAAGGGTCGTAATGTGTCTTTGTTGGCAGTGGTGGATGTAAACGGTAAAAATGACAGGACGGGTAGCGAAAATCTACGCGAAAATCTACACGAGAGGCTCATTGCGACGGATATTCCAATGAAGAATTGGGTCAACGCCGTCATCCGTGTCACCAATAATGTCATTGATTTGTATATCAACGGGCGTTTAGCACAGCGCCGCAAGACTGCGGGCATTCCACTTCAGAATTACGGCAAAGTGAATATTGGTGAGGACAAGGCGAAGAACCGTTTTAGTGGTTATATATCCACCATACAGTATTTTAATTATTCCATCGGTTCAACGAAAATCAAGAGCATTGTTGACGAAGGGCCCAAATTGAAGATGATAACAACATCAGGTGCGGGTTCGGAAGCCACGAAGAATGTTGGTTCATACCTCTCTAACAATTGGTATATGCGGTAATATTTTTTTACACTTAGATATCAGCGATACGGCGATACAGTGACTATACGATATACATACATACGTGTAAAAAAATATAAATGTCGATACAGGTACCATCAGACCCAGCTTGGGTACCGCCGTTAAAGCAAGATAATCCAAATGACCCTGACAATCCAGGTGACGTCTATTTTGACCTCGATGGAGAAGGCCCGGATACAACGCTATTCAATGTATATTCATTGACATACGGAACTACATTTACACTGATTACAGGGACATTTACAATACCAGTTAACGGTAGTCCGCCGCGTGATACCGATATACCAACCGAACTACTGAATCGTCGCAGCACCCTCATCGGCGTGATTCCATTGGTAAACATTACATCGAACCACGCACGCACTCCTATCACGATATCATTCCCCACAAACAGCGCCGCAATCTCCGTGGTATCATTTAGTAAAAATTATTATATTATTCCACAACCATCATCGGACCCATCCAACAAGATGGGGGTCTATACACGATCTGGTGCAACCGAAGCTCTCATTCCTTACCGAAACGCCCTTGTTATTAACGGTATTTTAGATGCGTCTGGCATTTTTTCATACGGGCAAAACAGTTCGCTTTTTCGTATGGAAATCAAACAGGCGGCATATAAAGCAAGTGGGATTGGGGAAGATACGACTTCCTACAATGAAAAAAAAATTCTGATTCCGATTACGTTAACAAAAGACCCGTCAAGCTTGACATTAAAACCGTTTTCAGGTGCCGGGAAATACACCATACCAAATTCGGACCAAAACGGTATTGTTACGCGCGAATATCTGGATGGTTTTATTGAACTCAATATCACGGATTTCGCCACGACGACGCGTAAAAAAATTATCGATGGGACCTTGGATTACAATGACATCATTTACTATATCTCGCGCGGTGCCGGTTACCGCGAATTCGTATTCAGCAATGACAACATTATCATCTTGAATAATCGGATTACATTTAAAAAAGTAACACTTTTGACAGATGGGACCACCGAGTCACCAATTCCTATTCTTTTTCTTCAAGAAGAGACACCTGTCTATAAACGGTCGACCCAGAGAATTGGTGAGTCGTCGGGGTCTACGATTCGTCTGAATATCATCAAATCCACGCCAACTTTTGTCGGGCAAATACCTGCGATAAACACTGGCGTCGCGACAACGGTATATCGTCTCGCAGATATGAATAAAATGACGACGGAGGGGTCATTTGTGCTTACCCCCCCTGCGTCAAATAATACCGACCCAGAAGCCACCTTTTTCTTTTCGTCATCCAATGAGAGTCTAGTGAAAATTCGTGTCACAGGCCTCGGGTCAGCATCCGGTGCGGTGTACACTGCGGCGATTTATGGCTCCGGAACCGCCACCATCACCGTGACACAACCCGCGACGACGAACTTCAATCAAAAGACCGCTATATTTGATGTCAACGTCTTTGAAATCACACCCGCGGTCATCAACTGTAATACAAATCTTTTTTATACGAACCCCTATAATCGCGAATTCTGGACACGGTTCAAACCAGAGTGCCGTCCGTCAAATCTAGTCGATTCTGTAACGGGTCGCGCGCTCACGGTGACCGAAGTGGATGAGATACACGATATGCGCCGCAAAGCCGAGATATTGAAATACAACAAAAATGTCGGTGGGCTGACGAAGAATCAAAAATACGCGAAAGCATCGCGCGGTGAATTAATGCGGAAAATCGGCAATGAAAATAAGTATTTGTCAGAATCATCGGGGGGTGTTGGTGGTCCATTTACACTGACGTGTCCGACAACCCCAGCCAATCGCGCCATTCTTTGTGGACTTACAACCGCGTGCGGTGTTCCTGGGAAAGAGCGTTTGTTGTGCCTTGACCCATCCGTGAATCTCTATAATTATAGGCGGACATATGAATATAAAGGGGGTCTTCAAGTCACGTTGAATATCCCGACGACGGTGCTGACGGAACCCACAAATTTGCGCATCACGAAATATGATAACAGCAATAATCGGATTACGCTTGTATGGGATGCGCCTGACTCCAATGGCGGGTTTCCCATTACTGGATATGTCATTACGTATTCGGTGGATAATAAAACATGGGCGCCATATAAAAGCGTGTTTCCTTATAAACCACCTGCGGGGGCTACCGCCGAGTTTAATAAAATATCCGGAGAAATCAACGGAAATTCGGTAGTATTTGAGCGCATACCTGGTTCGGTTGAAATCCGCGCAAATACCGTATACTATATATCAGTGTTTTCAGGAAATGTGCGTGGATTATCAAGCGTTCCTGCGACCATCACGATTAAGACATCGTCGGTTCCGTCGATTATTAGCGACTTTGGGTTTTATAATCCAACGGATGAACGACAAAATCTGATGGTGGATTTGAAGTGGACAGACCCGGTGAATACAGGAGTCGTTCCGGGTGCGTATAATGGGCCACCGGTGCGTCAATATAATCTTTATTACCGGAAAGTTGATACGACGACGACGGCAACGTCGACAGCGGCGAATGGAGCGGCGAGTTGGACAAAACTAACACTCGATATAAGTAGTGTGATTATCGGAATAGATGCGGGAAGTAGTAATCCTCTCACACGGCGTTATATATTACGTAATCTTGCAAATGAAAGTAAATATCAGATGAAGATTGAACCGATAAATTCGGTAGGAACCGGACCAGAATCTGCGATTATTACCGCACGGACACTGATGAAACCGGGAACACCAAAGAATGTATTATTGTTAGCGAAATTTGGTTTATTACCACCTATAATTACAGGCACGCCGAGGAATTATATCAATATCGTATGGGATAAACCGGATACAGGTGGTAGCCCGATTAAGTTGTATAATATCACGATTTTACCGCCACCCACAGGAGGGGCGACTACATCTACCGCAAATACAATTACATATAATGTAACTACAACATCTACGGCGACGTCGTATAGCGTTGATATCGGGAGTTTAGGTCAGTCGGTTATCAACAATGGCGTATACTCTATTGTGATAGAGGCGTATAATGGTTACCTTAAAGGACCATCTACTGCGCCAGCGTCTTTGACGGTATATCCATTAACCGCAAAGCCGCTCATATTCAATATGGAGGGCTATTATACTTCATCTGGTTTACAGTATACCGATATGACATTATCAATAAATACAGTGATTAACGATAACAATCAAATTAAAACAATTAAAGTAAATGGTTTGAATTCTGCGTTTCAGACCAATTTGAATATATATCGCCAAGTCATCAATGGAACCGGTGAACATAAAATTCGCATTCCGGTGTCGATGTCCGGAAGTGATGTTATTATTGTTGGAACAACCTATACAGTAACCATTACACTGGTATTTCTATATGGCGAGCCAACAACGAGTGAACCGTTTACATATACACCGGAGATTAAGTATTTGATGCTTCCTTCGTAGGTCGCAGCGACCAGCGAAGAGAGCAGGGCGAAGCGCGAACGAGTCGGGAGCGGAGCAAGGAGCGTTAGCGACGCGGCGCAGCGACCAGCGAAGTGAGCAAACAATCATTCTCTCAACGTTGGGTCTACACAAATCTCTTGTCTTGAGAAAACCTGCCCCGACATACATTTGTCTGCCGCTTCTACTTTCACGCAACTTCGGAATCCGCGGTCTTCTCCAATATAACAATAACCTCCTTTCCCTGACTGGTGTTTTTGAGTAACACTCGTACTATCATCTGCGCGAGGTGCCGGTCCTGTATAACTCCGATTGGCTTTATCTAAAAATGTATACTTCGTGTCGTCATTTATAAATCCAGGCTTCTTATCTGAACTGTTTGTCATTGCTGGAGGAGTCGGTGGAATGTGTGTCGCTGGGGATACACGCGTGTTCGCGGGTGCGCGTGCTCGTCGTTTGCCGTTGTTGCCCGCTATGTCGCTCTCGCTGTCGCTCTCGCTATCGCTATCGCTATCACTGTCAGCAGCACCACTGTCTTTCGCCTGTATTGGTTGATTTGTTACTCTCGCCACCAATTCACGCCCCTTTTCTTCCATTGATTTGAAAAATGATTTCAGTTTGTCACCAAACTCCCCCATTCCTAAATGAAAATCACCATTATTGGATAAACTGCTCCACATAAACCAAACGATTAGCGCGACCAAGATGAGTTTGATAAGTGTCCAAAATGAAAAGAAACTGCTCTCACCGTCACTGTCACCGTCACCACTTGTTCCAGAACCTAGACTGGATGTATCGAGAGATAGGTCGGGTAATTTCACATCTTTAAATGTATCTTGCGCTTTTTCTTGGATACTAGATAATATTCCGGTCTTCTCCATCTTAGAAGACGTGGATAATCCACTATTTACCATTTCATTCTTGGTAGGTGCGATAATATTCGTAAATTTAAAGCTTGGAAGAGACATCGTGTTATATATAATATACATTATTCATACGGGCTATATTTACGAGGCGGCGGCGGCGTTGGCGTCGGCGTCGACGTCGACGTCGATGTAGGCGTCTGGGTTGTCGATGCGTTATCCACGCCGTCCTTCCGAACAATCGTATTCATCGAGTTCAACGCTTCTAAACGCTTAATTGTGCGTTCAAGGTCGCCGTTTTTATCTCCATTATATCCGGATGATGAGAATAAATAATCAGTATCCGGGCTAATCTCGTGCTGCTTGATTTGCTTGTATACTGAATTAATATTTGCGACTGCGTTTTCAATGACAGGACGGTCGTGTATCATTTCTATCCGACTATCATATTCGGAAGTAAGAAGCGAGATTGCGAAATAGATAAGATAACGCCGTTTCTTTCGAACACCAGGTGTAAACCGAATACAATAAAGACGCAATAGACTATTCACGATTTTCTGTGTCAGTGGTGAATAATCGTGAGTATCGTTACTGCGCGAGAGAATCATATCCCAAATCATCCAAATCGGGTCGAATTGGAGTTTATCGTCGACTGGTATATGCGCGCGGCGTTCGCATCGACACGTCTCTTTCTTCGCCTTACAAATCGTCTCGAATTCTACGACCCACTCCACCCAGTAGCACGCCAAAATTGTATTTTTGGATTCGCGAGAGATATGATACGCAAACTCGTTCATCGCGATGAATATTTCCTTCGGGTCTCTCTCTCGGAAGAACTCCTGCGCATAATCTACACGCGGTGCTTTCAAGCGTTGCGAGATTGTCGCGATATCATATTCTTCCTTCTTCTTGATTTTCACACTGTCGTATTTATGTTGGCGTTTTGAATTCACAAGCACGCACACCATTTCCGCGAAGAGTGACCGCATTTTTGGGTGGTTTCGCAATCGGAGTTCATTGCCCACATACCCATTGGATATAATGGATTTGAAACTTTCATACCGCATTTCAATATAAAGAGGAAGTTTAGGGTTGGCTAAATGAATATACTTGCTTATAAATGTAATAATGATATCCCATAATTCGAGATAATGTCCCGAACATACGAGTTCCGCACTCCAATAACACGCTGGTTCTATTTTAGAACTTGAAAGACTATTCAATAGTTCTTTTCGCACATCGGTTTTTTTATATGACGAAAAAGTGATACCGCGGAATTCGCTTTCACTACGAATGTCGTTGATTTCATTGGGGTCGGACATTAAAGCACGGACACAAGCTATTATCTCGTGTGGTTTTATTTGCGTGATAATAACGATAATAACGATAATAATATTTTATATTGAAATACTAGTTAGCATTAGCAAGCCTTGCGAAGCAAATGGTGTATTCTTCCTTTTCAAAATACATACAATCACTTACACGATGGGAGATTTTGACGTTTCTTTTGATAGTATTAATGGTTGTATGTTTCATCAAACGCGACTTCTCCACCCAAGTGGATGGATTCACTGGTTCACAATCCGAGAGATATAAGGTCTATGAAAACGACCACATCTATGACGCATTTTATGCGGATATTTACGATGAACTCTTCATTCAACCGAATAAAATAGAGGCGGAAGTGGATGAGATTATTAGTATAACTGGTGCGCTAAATGGCAGTGAACGCGACAAACGGAATTTTAAAGTGTGCGACTTAGGGTGTGGGCGAGGGCATCACGTCGACCAGTTGAAACATAAGGGTATCCTCAATGTCATTGGGTGCGACAAATCCACCTCGATGCTTCAGAATGCGAGAGATTTATACCCGTCGTCTAAATTCATACAAGGCGATTTTATGAAACCGATGTTATTTAGCGAAGAGGAATTCAATGTCCTCACTTGCTTCTATTTCACGGTCTATTATGTAAAAGACAAGCGCGCATTCTTTCGAAATTGTTACCAGTGGTTGAAGCCAGAGGGGTATCTCATTCTTCATTTGGTAGACCGGAACCATTTTGACCCGATTGTCCCTGGTGGGAAGCCACTGTTTTTAGTCTCACCGCAGACCTATGCGAAAGAACGGATTACAAATTCTCTCGTGAAGTTCATGAGTTTTCAGTATAAGTCCGACTTTGTTGCGCCGCCACCGCCCTCGAACGCGAAGACAAAGGCGAATGCGAAGACCGTCGCGAAGAATACAGGAGAGAAGAATATCGCGAAGTTCGTGGAGAAGTTCACGGATGATAAGACAGGGAAAGTGCGAGAGAATATTCACACGTATTATATGCCGACGAACCGAGAGATGCTAGACATTGCGAAGGAGGTTGGGTTTACAGTGACGGGACAAGTGGACCTCGTGCACGTTCTCAACGAGTATCAGTATCTCTTTATATTGAAGAAGCCAGCCTAATATAATGCGTAGGAAGCATCGTATACTTATCAAATAAATGTGTAACAATCCTAACACGGAATGGAGCACGCAGTTGAATACGTAGCGTCAGCGTGGTGGCCGTATATGATTCTCATTATTTGCGCGACATTGATTACGTTTGTTTGTGTGATGAAATTCAAATACTATTTCTGGTATCACCAACCACTTACGTTTCTATGGACAATACGACGGTTTTTCGGGGGCGGTAACAGGAACACCCGGATTATGAATTCTCTCGGAACATCTGGGACACGGTGTTATAACGCGGTTGTATATCCGTTTTTACATTTTGTAAATCACGACGATGTTCGCGTCTACAGCGACGTCGCCGCCGACGCCGACACAGTCCCCTACGAGAGAATTGCCGCGTTTTTATCCAGACCTGACACTGAAATCGTGGCACCTGGGAGGAGTGTTT